TGGTGGACCTGAAGAGACTCGAACTCTGAAAAAACACTGTATTTTCAATGTAAATTTGCAAACTGTGTTTATTCTGTGTCCAGTCCCTTTTCTGTGTTCTCAGCTCCTTGCGATATGCTCATAATACGCCATGAGCTTCTGTTCCGGCCCCGGGCCGTCCTTGTCGAGCAGAAACGCCTTTGCCAGAGCAGCGTAGAACTCCGGGCGGTTGAGGCCGAACTCTACGGCGACGGGGTAGTAGTCCGAGTACATCATGTTCATGGTCACGCCCCACGCCCAGCGCGGGACCGCAGGTGCCTGAATGCCCATGCTCTCGGCCACAGCCGTTGTCTGTTCCATCGTCCAGTGCGGGCCGGTCGTGCCGTCGGCGTTTTGCATGTTGGCTGCCCACTGCATCGCCGTTTCGCGATCAAATGTGGCCGCCTCCGGCTCGTCGTGGTGCCCGTGCAGCTTTTCGATCCTGCAGATCGTCTTTGCGTACAGTCCGACTTCTTCCGCGCTGCCCAGCGTCACGGGCTTCTCCATGGCCTCGTGCAGCTTTGTGTAAAGCTTTTCGATATATTCTTTCATCTCGTCATGCCTCCTGGATATACCGGTAGAGTTTATCGACGTCGTTCTGGTCAAATCGCATATCGCCCAGCAGCGGGACGGATACCGTCAGCTTATTTTCAAAGCGCGGCCTGGCCGCGTTGTAGAGCTTGTCGAGGTCGATGTTTCCGGCGTCGTCGAAGATCTGCATCATCTTGACCGCCGGATTCTCGCGCAGCGCAAGGATTTTTTCGCGGCTGCCCTCCATGATGAGCGCCAGCATGATCCCGGCCCCGATGCCCTTGCCGCCCGGCAGGTGCGGGATGACCTCATTGTCTGCGTAGCGCATCGCTCCGCGCATGGCCTGATCTATCGTCACTGTCATTGCAGATTTCCTCCTTTAAGGATGGGGCGGCTATTGCCGCCCCTTGCGTTTAGCCGTTGCAGCACCCGCACTTCGGGATCGGGTTGTAGAGCGACTGCGCCGTGGTCGCGGTGCCCGTGGTGACGTCGGCGACCTGCTTGGGATAAAAGGTCGCGTTGACGTAGGTGACGATGGAGTTGTCACCGCAGCAGCGGCGCTCGGCCTCCATCTTGACCGCATCAAGCGCTTCCTTGCGGACGGACTCGACGTCCTGCTTGACGAGCGTGAAGCTGTCCTCGGTGCGCTGGTTGTGGACGGCCTGCTTGCACAGCGCCTCACGGACGTCCTTGAGCTGCCCGTCGATATAACCGTACATCTCCAGCATCTTGCCGTCGTTGTACGTGTTGGCCTTGAGCAGCGCGATCTCGCTGTCCTTCGCGGCCAGCTTCTGCTCCCGGTCAAGATCGTAGCGCGTGACCGGCATGTTCTCGCTGCACGTCGGCTCCTGCTGCCGTGCGGCGAGCATGGCGGCGACCGTCATGGCAGGCGTGACTGCCGCAGCAACATCAGCGGCTTCCGATCTCTTGTTCTGGTTGAGGCCGCCCAGCAGATTGCCGAGTCCGCCGTTTGCCAGACCCAGCGCGGCGCCGCCGATGCCAAAGCCCAGCGCAGTCCCCGCGAGTCCCTTGCTTGCGTATTCCATAAAAAATCCTCCGGTAAAAGTAGTAAGCTGGCCAGCTCCTACTCTCATTGTGCGGCTTTCCCGGTTTTTATGGGGGACAGTTCCGGGACATTTCTGTCCCATTTGTGGGGACTTTTGTTTTTATTTTTTATAAAATATTTTGAAAGCCTCTTGACATATACGGTATTACAGTATATAATATAGCCATAGACACAAAGCAAAACAAACACGACAAAAAATCGGAGGATGGCAGACATGTTTAATATCGTTTCCGCGTGGGGAGCGCAGACAAATCCCCACTATGACCCAGACACTGCAAACAATGGCGGAGGTTACTGGCAGTTTTCCGGCGGTATCGTTGTCGACCTTAACGGCCAGCTTGTCACCGTTGATGTCGACGACACGTCCTGCGGCGATTTTGGCAGCCGCGTGTATTTTTCCGTGGCCGCTGACGGCTTCTGCTGGCGCTTTTCCGACGGCACAATGGACGATGCGTCCATTGACACCCCGGAGGATGTCTTGGGCGTTCTGCGGTCAATCTCCGGCGTTCTGGGCGTGGACGCCGAAGCGCTGATTTCTGCCGCGTTGAATGCGGCGAACATCTGCGCGCGGGAGGTATGCTATGCCGACTGACACCCAGCGCCGCGCTCGCAACAAGTGGGATGCAGAAAACATGTCCGTGATTTCCTGCAAGCTAAAACGGGAGATCGCGGAAACCTTTAAGGCTACGGCGAAAGCCAACGGCACGACCCCGAATGAACTGATCCGCAAATGGATCGATGCGTATATGCGGCAAAACATGCCAGCAGAGCAACCTTCGGCTGAAAAAATATGATTTGAATGTAAAAAAGCCCGCCCGGAGCGTAATGCTCAGGGCGGGCTGCTTTGTACCAGGCGGCGGGCGATATTGTAGATGTGCGGCAGGCGGCGGGAGATGGTCTTGCGGTCGATACCGATTTCACCGGCTGCGTCCATCTGCGGGAGCCTGCGCACAATATAAAGCTTCACGATCTGCTGATCGATCACGTCCAAAAGTCCCTCGTCAGTGACGCGCTCCCAGTCGCTGCGCGTGAGGTGTTCCAGCTCCTTCGGCAGAGCCAGCCGCGCAGTTATGCTTTCGTCACTCCCTTCGGCCCGCCGCCCGGGCGGGTCAGCGGTCAAAGACGCCGGTGCGGTCCAGGATGACGAGCATGCGGACGTTGTCCTCGCTCAGATCGAGCGTCAGATCCTCGCCCGTGCCGCCCTTGCCCTTGAGCAGGCCCTTCTCCACCAGCTTGTCCAGCGTCTGGCGGTACGTCTGGTTCGTGACGTCCTTCAGCTTTTCGTATCTCACTTCTTCCGCCTCCTCCAGCAGATTTTTGAATTTTGCCCATACTGCCTCGTCGATCATCGGCGCGGGGCAGCGTTTGAGGCTCACGTCGTAATGGCGCACGACGTACTTGACGTTCGGCAGCTGCTTTTTGAGCTGCGCGTACAGCTCCGCCGCGTGCCTCTGCGTCTCGATGGGGATGTAATACCGGCCCGCCGCGTCGGTGTGGCTGACCATCTCGATCGATACCGAGTTGTAGTTGTTGACGAGCTTGCCATATGGACCTTTGTTCCCGTCTCCGACGGACCAGGCTACGGTATCCAGCGGCACGCACTCATAAGCCGTCTCGCCCTCGTCGACGACGTAATGGGCCGAGGCCTTGCGGCCCTCGCTGCCGCCCTCAAAATAGCGGGCATTGCCTTTTGCCGTCGCCATCTGGCCCGTGTTCGCCGTGTAGTGCATGACGATGGCGGTGATGGCGGAGAGCTTGCGCTTTCCGCCGTGCCACTTCGCTCGGATGCTGCTGTCGATGGTCATTCTTCCTTGACCTCCGGCAGGCCCGCGACGCTCGTAAGCAAAGACAGGATGCCCGCCAGCGCCGAGGCGGAGGCAACGGCGATCCAGTTGACTTCGGACAGGATCGCGCTCGTGCCGATAGTTGCGACTGCCGTCTGGCATACCGTTTTCAGTGCGCGGATGCCCGCGGCTTTCCACCATTTTGCGTTCATAAGTATTTTTCTCCTTTCAAATTTCGCGCCTCGCGGCGTGTGTTACAGAATTTTACCCAGCACCCAGCCGATGACGCCGGTGACGAGCGCGGTCAGGGCGATCTTGACCAGCGCGTCCCAGTTCTTACCCGGGCGGGCGGTGAGGTTGTTGACGCTCGTCTGCATGCCGTCGATCTTGTCGTCGAGCGTCTTCATGTGCTCGGCCATGACGGCGACGGCCTCGGCCAGCTTGGTCACAGCGTCGTTCTTCTTCTCGAGATCCTTGATCCGGCCGGTGTTCCGGTCGACATTGCCGCGGATCTCCGCGACGGCAACGTTCAGATCCTGCAGGTCCATCCGTTATGCTCCTTTCCCGGGGCGTAAAAAAAGCCGCCCCGCTGCTTGACAATTAACAGCGGGGCGGTATAATGGAGATATAAGGACGCTGCTGCGGCGGTCAGTCCGGAACAGTCAAGTCAAGAAGCTGTCATTGACCGCTCGGGTGCCTCCGGGCGGTCAACAAACTTTCTGGGAGAAAAGCAGCATGATAAGTATTACCATTGCGACTCGCAGCAGGAACCGAAGGGCTTCCGCCCATGGTCTGCTCCCCATCAGCATCACCCCCTTTACAGGGAAGTGACTGACCGCCGTATGCAGCAGCGCCCGCCCCACGAATGGGGCGTATCCATCATATCATACGCTGCAAATTTTGTCTATCTCCGCCGCCCGGAAGGGCGGTTTTTTTACGCTCCGCTCAGAAGCACCATGCTGCCGCGATACCGTCCACCTCGGACGCGACGCTCCAGTCCGCCTCACCGTTCCATCCCGTTCTGTCAAAGCAGCTGGTGTTGTTGAGTCTCGGCGAGCGCAAATACCATGCACGGTTTTTCTTCCGGTTGGCCGCCGTCTTGTAATACGCGTACTGCGTGCCCTCGCCTGGATAGGAGAATGTCCGTGTGCCCTGTACCTCGATCTCCGACAGCAGGAACAGCGTGTCCTCCGTCGTGTCGATGGCCGAGCTCGCGCCGCCTGCCGTGGTCTTCTTTGTCACGGCCTTTAACGCGGCCACGACCTCCGCCGGCATCACCTTCTTCAGCGCCGGGAACGCATTGGACGTCCGCACCAGGCAGTTCTTCCAGCCGCAGCTGTTATCCTCTGCGCCGTTCATCTTATACTGCGTCGCGTAGGTCGTGTGCATCTGGAATGTCAGCGGAGCCTTGCCCGAGCCGTCGGCATAATCGTCGTGGTTCTTGCCGATGATGTCGATCGCGTAGGTCTTGTTGTTGATCGTCATGTTGCAGCTGTCGCCGACGTTCCATGTGTTGGGAACTTGTTTCTCTTGACAGGCCTTAATAATTGCAGCCCAGCTGTTATTTCCGAACACGGGGTCGATCATGGCCAAATCGACATTAGCTGTCCCAACCACAACATCTGCCGTCTTTGTTGTGCTTGCTGTCGCTGCTGTTACCGTCCATGTTCCAACCTCATCGACTATCAACGTGCAGTTTCCACTCGCATCTGCCGTCCCGGAAGCCGTCTTGCTCCCCTTCGTGGCCGTGACGGTCGCACCCGCGCTGGTCGTGACGACGATCTGCAAGTCGGGCGCGCCCTCGATGGCCTGCACCGCGCTCACGAACCCGTCCGGGAACGCAAGCTGTGCGGACGTGCCGCCCTTCGTGCGGATGGCGTCCGCAACCGCCGTCAGGTCGGCGTTCAGCTGCGCGGAATCTACTGCTTTATCCAATGCCATCAGTAGTTTCCTCCTGTCCATTCTGGCAGCGCGGCAAGCACGTCCTGCACCAGCGCGGCCTTATCCGCCGCCGTAAAGTAATCCGTCCCCTTGACGGGCGTTGCGCCCGCAGGCCCCTGCGCGCCGGGATCGCCCTTGTCGCCCTTGTCGCCCTTCTCTCCGCGCGATGGCTTCCCGGTGTCGGTATCTCCCAGATACCAGTTGCCGTTCGTGCCGATCGTCGGCGTGACGCCGTCTGCGCCCTTTGCGCCGGTCTCTCCTGGGTTGCCCTTTTCGCCCGGATTGCCCTGCGGGCCTTTGATGTTGACGCTGTCCGGGTTCGTTTTCCCGCCGTCGTTCGTCCAGCTGAGCGTCCCGTCCGCAGCGACCGACGGCGTGAATGTCGTTCCGGCCGCGCCGGTCCCGCCCGTCTCGCCTTGCTCTCCCTGCGGTCCCTTGTCGCCCTTATCGCCTTTCTCGCCGCGCGACGGCTTCCCGGTGTCGTTCTCGCCCAGATACCAGTTGCCATTTGTGCCGATCGTCGGCGTCACGCCATTTGCGCCTGGCGCGCCGTTGTCTCCGGCCGGACCCGTTGGCCCCTGAGGCCCCGTCTCACCCTGCGGACCCGTAGGTCCTTGCGGTCCAGTCTCGCCCGGTTCGCCCTTCGGCCCCTGTTCGCCCGGATCTCCCTTGTCGCCCTTTGCGCCCTGCAGCGGTCCGTTGTTGACCCACGCATTCGTCACGCCGTCGTAGATGTAAATGTCATAAGGTGCAGCCGCGCCCACGCCGTAGGCGTCTCCTACCTCCGGATTCTTGACCGACGCCTGCAGCGCGGAGACCGAGCCGTAATATCCCTTGACCACAAATCCGGAGCCAGTGTCTCCCTTCTGCCCCTGCGGACCTGCCGGGCCAGTCTGGCCGGTCTCACCCTGCGGGCCGGTCTGGCCCGGGTCTCCCTTCGGGCCGGTCGCGCCGGTCGCGCCTGTTTCGCCCTTTTCGCCGGGGTCACCCTTGGGGCCGGTCTCGCCCTGCGGTCCCCGCTCGCCGGTCTCGCCCTTCGGGCCGGTTGCGCCGGTTTCCCCCTTGTCTCCTTTGTCGCCCTTCTCACCCTTGACGGTCTCGACGTTGAAGTCAAATGTCTTCCCGTCCGAAAGTGCGATCGTGTACGTCGCCGTCGTCCCGCTCTGCGATTTCTTCGTGATCGACGTGATGCTCGCGCCTGCCGCGCCGGTCTCGCCCTGTGCGCCGGCAGGTCCGGTCTGCCCCTGCGGCCCCGCCGGTCCCGTCTCGCCCTTCGGCCCCTGCGGGCCCATGACCGAGCCAAGATCGATCGTGCTGCCGTCTGTCAGCGTGAAAATCAGCTTCCCCGCGTCCGTAACCTCCACGGCCTTTACCCCGCGGGAGATCAGCCCTCCGATCGTCACCATGATCTGATTCGGAATCTCTACCCTCATACCTGCTCCTTACTCCACGAATGCCCGGTTCCCGCTTGCCAGCGTCGTCTTGTCCCCGTGCGTGTACCGGATATCGTAGGTGTACTTTCCCTTCGTGAATTTTGCCGTGACCGTCGCGTCGAAGTTCAGCGTGACCTGGTCATTCTCCACCTTCGCAAAGCTGAACGTGTGGACGGTCTGCCGCGTATCGTCCAGAAACACAACCGCCATGCTGTCCGTCGTCCCGATCGTGACGGCCTCGCCGTCCTGGTCCTTCAGGTCGAACCGTAGCACGATCGAGAATGTGTCCCCTTCGTACCACCGCAGCACTCCTTTGTCGATCCTCGGGCTCGGATAAGCCCCCGGAATTGGCGTCGCCATGCCGCATCCCTCCTTTTCATCCAGTGTAGCAGACCCCCGCGCCGGATTCACCCCACGCCGCGAAGCAAAGGCCGGGGCATCTGCCCCGGCCTGCGGTTACTTGTACGGATTGTTTTCTTCTTTCCAGCTCGTCCCCATGGCCGCCCAGAGCGCGGCCTTCTGCGCCTTTGTCAGGTTCAGCCCATCCAGCACGGTCTGGATCCGTTCCTGCGAAACTGTCTGCGTTCCGAACTGCTTGAAGTACGTCTGCTTGTACTGCATGTAGGCGTCATAGCCGACGCCGTCCGCTGCCAGCGCGTCCATCTTCGCCTGCTCCTCGTCAGACGCCATGACGGAATAATAATATGCCGTCTTCGCGTTCTGTGGGATGTCGTAGGCGTACAGCATGGCGAGCTTTGCATTCTTGTCGTCGACCTTCTTCATGGCGGTCACGAATGCGTAGCTTTCTCTCTGGTCGGTTCCTCCCTCGGTCATGCCCTGATAGGCGGCAGTCTCCTTCGCGGACAGCGACTTGAACCCGCTCTCGACCCAGCTCTGCGCCTCTTCCGTCGCCGTCTTGCCGAACAGCAGCGCCTGTGCCCAGCTCTTCGCCCGGTCTGCGGGATTGTCGTTATACACGGGATACTGTAAGATGTCGCGCCCCTCGTTGTCGACCGAGTAGCTGCCGCCGCGAGCCGCCGCCGTCGCGCCCTGATACGCCTTTCGGATCTGCCCGCCGCCGAACGGCGTCGCCAGATACAGGCCCGGCTTCAGAAGCTCGTTTCCGATGGTCTGTGCCTTCTTCGCCGGCGCCATTTCCTCGTCCTTTGCCAGCATCGCCTTCTCGATGTTTCCGAGGTTCGGGATGGCCGACGCCACGGCGATCCTGCCGCTGTCAATGTCCAGCCCCAGCGCCTCATCCACGCCGAGGATCGTCAACGCCTGCGTGCCCGGGAACTCAGAAATGATGTTCCCCTCAAGGTTCTTGATCGCCTGATACGTGCCCGGCTTCTCCTTCGTGAAGTCCCATTTCCCGGATACCGCCGCCTGCACCGTGTTCGGCAGCTGATACCCCGTGAAATCTCCGACCGTATCATTGATAATATCCAGCGGATCCAGCGCCGCGCGCCTGCCCGCAATGCTCTCGTAGAACTCATTGTAGATCCACGCGCCAATGAGGAATTTGAACATCGCCTTCGCCAGCGCCGCCACGCCCTTCTTCCGTTCCTCCTGCGCCATATCCTTGAAGATCCAGCTAAGCTCATTGTTGACCTCCAACTGAAACTGCGTGAACAGCTTCACCAGCGGGTTCCGCGCGGAATACAGCGTCGGCGTCGCCCCCTTGCTCCTGTCTGCCATCACGCCGGACGCAAACTGATCTGCCTCCTGCATCGCGCTCGTCTCGCTCATGCCCCGCCGCAGGTTCTGGTAATACCGCGCACGGACGACGCTCCCCGTCGTAAACGTGTCGATGGATTCCATCATCCATCCTGCACCGGCGGAGACTTTATCCATCGTGCTCATGGCCAGCCGCCCGTAGCCGCTGCGGTTGTTGATAAACGTCGACGCAGCGTCCAACCCGTCAGCCGTCTTGTAATTTTTCAGTGTATCCCACATGCCGCGCAGCACGTCCGCCGTCGACACCTGGCTCCATGCCTGCGTGATCGGAATGAAGTTCGTGAGCGCCGAACCCACGTTGGCCGCGACCATGTTCGCGCCCACGCGGGACTCAAACTTCTTCATGACGTTGTAGAACTTTCGCCCCATGAGCTTTTCCATGCCCCGGTCGAGCCGCGACTTCTTGCCCGCCAGCAGATTCGTGTATTCGTCCAGCTCATCCACAAAGTTCGAAAGCCCATACCGTCCTTCCTTCGTCAGGTTCGTCACCTGTTCGTTGGCTTCGTCCGGGTTGAGGAACGGGTTCATCATGATCGCGTCGATCCGCTGCTTCAGTCCCTCATCTGACGCCCGATACCGGATCTGCGTCGCCAGCGCCCGCAGCCGCTGAATGTCCGCCGTGTGGAAGATCACGTCCGTCGCGACCTCGATATACCGGTCAAAGCCCTGCAGCGCGTCATACGCCGTCGCGTAGCCGAGTCGGTTCTGGATGTTCGCCATGTACCGGATACCCGGTTTGAAGTTTGCCGTGAGGCCGTTGATCGTCGCCGGCAGCGGCGACACATCGCCCTCGATCCCGGCTGCCCTTGCGAACTTCTGCAGAATGCTGCCGCCTTCCTCGTTCTCCTGGAAGTGTGGGAAATATCCCTGCAGATAGTTGACCGGCTCATAGCCGTTCTCAATGCGCACCCGGTTCATATCCTGGAACAGCTTGTCGTAGACCTCATGGAAAACCTTCACGGCTGCCCGCACCTTGCCGAGATCCAGATTCGGGTTTTGCTTCTCGAATTCCTGAATCGCCGCGTTCCACTCGTCAAACGCCATCCCCCCGCGCCTTTCGACACGCGGGTGCTGCTTGAGATAGTCCCGGTTGAATTCTGCTTCGCCCAGCCACTGCACCGCATAGCTCTCGGAAACGAGATTCCCCTTCCGCACCTGCCGGTCAAGCTTCAGCTCCCGGATCCTGTCCTGCTGCTCGACCAGATAATTCTTCCGCTTGCTCTCGTTTTCGTGTACGGTCCAGAAATACTTGTTGATAAAAGCATTGGCCTTCTCGTCGGAGACTTTGCCCTTCCTGGCAATATCCCGGATATTCCGCTCCATCGTCTCGCGCTGGTACTGGATCCCCATAACCTTGTCGACCCACTTGACGGCCTCGGCTTCCGTCAGCGCCTGCTCAGCAAAGTCCCGCAGCCCCTGCTTGCGCTGCGCGTTCCATGCCTTGAGCTTCAGCGCCAGCATATCATAGTCAGCCTTTGCCTCGTAGACCTTCAGGATCTGCTGCCCGTTTTCCAGCCCTGCCACATAATCCGGGCTTGTCTCCCCGCGCAGCAGCCGGTTCACGATCTTCTGGTCGGCTTCCGTCAGCAGCGTCTTGCTCTGCGCTTTCTCGACCACTCGCCTTGCGTCCTTCAGCTGTGCCCACATCTGCTTCGTTTCTTCCGCTGTCTGCGGAATAGCAAGCTTTTCTTTTGCCTTGTTCTGCGCGTCCAGATACCGCTGCGCCACGCGCAGCCCGCTCGTCAGCCGGTCGATGGATTCCGTGAAATTCGCCTGCTGCCACTTCTTGAAGCTCGCCGCCTGCTGCCCGTAGTATTCATCCAGCGTCTTCTGCACCTTCTGGATCCCGCGCGCCACATCATAGATCTGCATCAGCTGGTCGCTCGGCGCGGTAATGTCTGCCGGGAACAGCTCTGGCGCCATCTCCTGCAGCTGCTGATACGCCACGTCCACCGGCAAGCCGTCCTTGCTGATCGTCAGCGTTCCCATTGCCGCCTTCCGGAATAGATTGTAATCTGCGATATCCTGCCGGTCCGTCTCGGAAATGGAGATCTTCTGATCCCGGATGAACTTCTTGAGGTCACCGTACTGCTCAATGTACTGCTGGTCCTCTTCCACGCCCGCCTTGTAGGCCGTTTCAAAGAGATCGTTCAGCTTCGACCGGTCAAGCTGCCCGTCCGTGAAGAACGACCGCAGCGCCTCCTCGGCCATCGGCCGCAAAACCTCCCGCTTCGCCTGCCCCGGCACGCTCAGATTCTCCGCCAGTTCATTCACCAACCGGCTTTCCAGCCGCCGCACATACTGCGCCGCCTTCTCCCCCATCAGATCCCGATACCGCCCGTCCTGCGAAGAATACCGGATATCCGGGTTCGTTAGGCTGAAACTTCCGTTGTTTGCAACCGCGGACTTCACCTGCGCAGAATCAAACACAGCCCATGCCTTCACGCCGTTCTCAACCGCCTGAACCCCGTCATATCCATGCCGTTTCAGCATCTCTACCATCCCCGGCGTATTGATCACCTGCCACATGAGCTCCGGCTTCCCCGCCTGTTCCCATACGGCTTGCAGTTCGCTAGGTCTGATCTGTAGCCGCTTCGCAAGATCCACATAGTTCCCGCTGTATCCGCCGTCAGTGTTTCCAACATCCGCCGGATTCTCCACGCGAATATATGCCGGGATAATACGATCGACGTTCCCTGCGTAGATCGATGCCTCCGGCAGAATTCGCTCAACGCTGCGCGTCGCAGTGGAGTATTCTTCCGCGTACTTGATGTTTGCAGTCAGCCAGATCGGTTTCCCGCCTACATCAAACTTTGTAAATTTCGCTCCGGCACCGTGGAACACCAGCAGTGGCTCGCCTGTCGTGTTCGTTGCCTTGCTGTCTGCGAACCAATCCCGGAACGCTGCCGTCTGCGTCTTCTCCCGCTCATCAATCAGTTTCTGCATGAGCCTCGGATTCCGCAGGAAAACGGCGTCCTTAAACACACCGCGCCCGCTCCCATCGTCCAGCATCGCAGAGACGGTCTCAAGGTTCTGTTTATCCCGCTCCGACGCCTGCCGCGCGCTGGCAGAGAACCGGAACTGACTGACCGACGGCGTGTTGTCCGCCTGCGGGAGCGTCCCGTTCTCAAAATAATCCCGGATCGCTTGCAGCACCTTGTTTGCGTGCGTCCCTCTGGAAAACTCCGTGCTGGAGATCGTATTTCCCTGTGCGTCGTCAATGTCCAGAATGACCTCGCCGCGCTCCTTGCTGATAAAATCGCCGAGCGCGTCCATCTGCGCCTTCGTCGGCATGACAGCAAGATTGATGCCTCCGCTCTCAGGTGAAATGCGGATGTTTCCTTCCTGCATGAATCGCACCATGCCTCCCGTGTAGCTCCCGCCGCCATAGTCCTCGCCCAGCGCATCAATGATGTCCCTGTGATCGACACTGCGATATCCGCCGGGGCCGCCCTCGTGCCTTCCGGAGAAATCCAGCCTTGCGCCGTTTAGCAGCACATAGCCCGTCTCGCTCCACTTGTACGTCCGCCCGAAATAGTCGAGCGCGGTCTTGTCGTTCTGCTTCCGCTGCTCTGCGGACGTCTGATCTGCGCTGGCAGAGAATTTCGCCTTCCCGGTATAATCCCCCTGCGGGTTTCTCTGCTCTCCGAATTTTTGCAGCACATCTTCCGGCAAAATACTCTGGTGTGTACTGTTGACAATTTGGAGTAAATCGGATATACTAATTTTGGCAGCCTTGATAGAGTAAACTCTCTGGGACTTCGTGTCCGCCTGGCTGCTATTTTTTTGTCTTCCACTTACCGCGTGTGCGACATCGTACACCTCAACCCCAGCGATATTCCCGTTTATCTGTTCTGCTGTAACGATTGCAACAAACTCTCTCCCGCGGCTGTCCGTCACATAGGCTGCCATGGCATATGTCCCTGTTACGCCTTTTGCCTTATTGTTAAGCGCATTGATTGGTATTGCATTTTTCACGATATCCCCGATCACCACACCCATCCGTGCGTTTGTCAGCAATCTGTTCTGCTTTCCATTCAGTCCGTGTCGGATACTGCTGTTGTCAATTCGCAGCATCTTCCCTGTGTACTGGTTCCTTACAAAGATCTTTCCGTCTCGCTCTGTTCCAACGGCGCGGGCGTTTTTCATACCCTCCTGCACGACCTTTGCTGTATCGACCCGGTTGTCGGCTCCGCGTACCGCGTCGACCTCCGGCATCATGGTCACGTCCATATCCGGAAGCAATGTCAGGAAATCGTAGGTATAGACGCTTCCGTCTTCCGCAAGGTTGACGCCCTGATAGTTTTTTGTGGTCTGATCCTTCGCAGCAGACATCTTCGCCGGCGGCGCTCTCGCGCTGCCGGATTTTTTCTGCCACTGGCCGACCTCCATCTTCACGTCCGCGCGCAGCTGGTTCGTGCCGTAGTCCGTGCGGTTCATGCCGGCGTAGGTATCCGCGATGATCTCTTCGACGTAGGCGTCCGTGTCGTCGCCGTAGATCCCGGCGTATGCGTCCACATAGCTCTCGATCATCTCCTTTGTGATCTTGCCCTCGCCCAGCAGCCGCTTTTGGATCTTCGCCGCCATCTCCGGCCAGCGCTTGACAAGCAGGTGATATCCCTCGTGCTTCGCCAGCTCGAACGCAGAATACTCCTCGCTGTCCGCCCGGATGAGCACGGAGCCGTCCTCCGTCACGGCGGCATCCGCATAAAACGTCTGCCCGCCGATCTCCTGCGTCAGCTGCCCGGTGAAGAACCGCGCGTTCTGCACGCCCATCGACCGGAAGAACTTTTCCGCCGCCTGGATATCTTCGTTTCTGGCCTCTTGCCCCTTCGGCATGACGCGCACTTTTTGCGTGTTGTCCTTTCCAAAGCCGAGCGTCGAAAGTTCTACTTCATCCCAAGCCTTTGCGAGATTTCTTGCACCCTGCGCTCTCTTTCTTCCGGCGTCAGCTCTTTGCTGCTGCGCTGTGCTTTGGCGAACGCCTCCAGCCTGTCCTTCGGCACGCTGACCAGCCTGCCCGATTTGTCCTTCATCAGTAACCTCGATACTGCCATTGTTTACCCCTTTCTGCCCTGCGGCAATGCCCGCTCGATAGGCGGCTGCCGCCACGTCCTGATTCATTCCCTCGGCGTAGCGCATGGCCCGCTGCTCGCTCGCGCCGAGCCTGCCCTGCTCATAGACCTGTCCGAAGCTCTGCGCATACTGCTCCGCCGGCATGCCCGTCGTGTTCCCGTTTAGGAAATACGCCGCCGTCTGCTCGTCGTAGCCCGCTCTCTGGGCCTGCGTCTGCAGATACTGTTCCTCCTGCTGCAGCGCGGCTTCATCGAGCGCCTGCTCCGCGCCCGCCGTCTGCTGCCGGGCGTACTGCACCGGATCCAGCTCACCCATACTCTCCGTTCCTGGGATGGGTTCAAATAAGCTGTCCTGGTTATACTGCTGCTGCGCCGCCTGCTGGGCCTGCTGAACGGCCTGTACAGACTGTTGTGCGCGGCTCTGTTCCTGCTCCTGCTGATATTGCTGTGCAAGCCTCTGGCTTTCCTGCGCCGTCTCCGCCGCGCTCTTGTAGATCTGGAATGTCTTCTCGTCCGCCTCGGCCTGCGCCTGCTCCTGCCGGGCCTGTTCCTGCAGCTGCTCGAGCCGGGTCAGCGTCTCCGGCACGCGCGGCTCCTGCCCTTCGTCCACGGCCGCCTGCTGCTCCTTCGCCACCTCACGCAGCGTGTTCTCCACGGCCTTCTGCGTCACCTCGCCGCCATCGTCCACAGTCTGCTGCAGTTCCTCGGCCAGCTGGTGCGCCTTCGTGCCCTCTTCCTGCGCCATGCCATAGTCGATGACGTCCTGCACTTCGCCCGCCTCGATGACCGCTCTGGCCGTCTGTGTGACGTTTGCCTCCAAAATCACGCGGTTCACGCCCGCATACGTCCCGGACATGGCAAGGCCGGACAGGCCGCCCGCGAGGAACGAAAGGCTGTCTTCTTTTGCGAAATCTCCAACCATCGCCGCCAGCGCCTGCGCCGGCGTCCTACCCTCTGCGATATAATTTGCGTAGGCCGACATGACCTCACCCCGGTCATGCTTCGCCACCACGTCATACGCACGGTTTAGCCAGTTGGACGCGATCTCTTCCGCGCCTTCCGACGCGAACGACCGCAGTGCCTTCTCCCAAACGGCCTTGCCGCTCAGCATGTTCTCAATGATATGGCCTACGGAATACTTCTCCGTGAAGCCCTCGATCGCGCCCTCGACGATACCGTCGACCAGCGCGTCCGCGTTGGACTTGCCGTTCTGGATCCCCTCATACACGGAATCCGCCGCGACCTGCGAGCCCATCACCCAGTTCATGGTCTCCGCAACCGCATCCTTCGCCCCCGCACCGGCCACGCCGCCAAAGGTTCCCACGAGCCCCGTCGAGACCGCCATGTTGACCGCGCTGTCCAGCGCCGACGTGCCCGCCTGATAGAGGAACTGACCCGTCGGGTTCATATTCTGCATCACGCTCTGCCGAATTCCGGAGGACAGGCGCGTCGCATTGTATGCCGGGCTGTAGATGTTCGTCGGCATATCCTCGTTTTGATATCCGCCCGCCCACTTCGGCAATACGCCACGCAGCGACTCCACATTGCCCAGTGCCTTCCCCGGCGCCAGCGCCGCAGAGAACAGCGTCGCCGCAGCTTTCCCCGCGAAGGATCCGCTTCCCATCTCCTGCGCCGCCTGGTCGAGCTTCTGCGCGTTGTCGTAGTCGTCCAGCACCTTCTGCCATTCCGCCAGCCGCTTGAGCGTGTCGTCGCTGTAGCCTTTTTCGTTGAGTGCCGTCTTCGCGTCGTACTTCGCATACGCCCGCACCTGATATCCGTTCAGTTCCTGCCCGCGGTACTGCCGCAGCAAGTTCTGCTCCTCCTCGCTGAGCGCACTCATTGCGTCCTGTGCCCGCAGCAAGACGGCCTGATTGTCCGCGGCCGCCTTGCGCTCCTTCAGCGCATCGATCTCCTGCAGCGTCTCGTCGTTCTTCACATTGCCCAAGCCATACGGCAACGTGGTATCCTGTGCCTGCCCGAGGTCCGTGAAGAAATTTGCGCTCTGTTCTTTCTCCGCGGTCTGCTCCGCGTGCGCCTTCTCCAGCGCGTCGATCTGCTTTCCCAGCTCCTTCGACGTCCGCCGCATCCCGCGCAGCTGGTCCAGCTGCGCATTCTGCGCTGCCTTCGCCCGCCGGTTCTGCGCATCCACGTCCTCCCGCACCTGCTGCGTGGCCGGCGCAAAGCGCCTAGCCAGCAGTGCGCTCTGTCCCTGCAGCGCCAGCGTCCCAAGCTTCAGCCCCTGCGCCGCCTCCACGCCGCGCAGATAATTCTGGTACGTTCCGTACTGCTTCTGCATGCCAGACGACCGGCTGTATTCCTGCTGCGAGACCTTCCCGCTGATAGCCGCCCCCGCATTCTCCGTCTTCTTCTCCCCGCTCGCCCGGCCCTTCAGCGCGGCCCCCGGCTCGATCTGCGCAAGCTCCGCCTCCCGCACGGCGTTCTGGTATGCCATAAACGCTGCATACTGCTTATGCAGCGGATCGTCTACGGTCGTCTGCGTGCTCTGCGCGTTCTTCCCGTAGTCCGGGTTCGGCAGGCCGTACTTGCTCGCGATCTGGATCTGCTCCTGGTTCAGCGTGATTCTCCCGCCGCGATAGGCGGAGGGAGCCTGCTGCGTGCCGGCTCCCTGTCCGCTGCGGATGCTCTCTGCAATCCGCTTTTGTTCCTCTGTCAGAGTGATTCGTCCCATGCTGCCCTCCGTTACCGCTGCCGCAGATATGTCGCGCCGTAGTATTCCAGATACGCCTTGAACGTATTGGCCTCCAGCGCATTGTAGCCCTTGCTGTTGAGGTAGTTATCCAGCGTCCGGCTATCCAGATATACATTCGGGTTCTTTGCCCGGTACGCCTGCGCCGCTTTTGCAAGCGTGTTGTTCTTCTTGTCGCTCAGCTTGGAAGATGAACTGCTTCCGCCGCCTCCGCCGCCGGATTTCTTCGCCGCAGCCTGCTCCGCCGCCAACGCCTGCAGGTAGGCTGCGTTCTCGTTGTTTGCCTTCTGCGCCCAGTAGTCGAGCATCGTCGCCCACTGGCTCTGGTCCAGCGACCGTTCCGAGTTGTACGCGCTCCGCGCATCCGAAAGATCCGAATAATAATCGCTGACCGTATCCCGGTACCGGCCGTAGTCCGTATCTTCCCGGCCCTTCACGAGACTGTACTGGTTATAAAGGTCTGTCCCCTCATCCTGATACCGCTGATATGCCTGCTGCTGCAGCTGCGGCACAATGTCGTTGAGGTTCTGCAGATACGCATTGTACGCCTGCTGGCCCACCTGCTCACCGTATGTTGATCCATAGCCGCCCGTGAGTGCCGCCGCCTGCCCCATCGTGTCCTGCATGGCAAGCCGCCCGAGACGCTGATACTGCTCACGGTACTGCTGGTACAGAGGATCCGTCCCCATATCATAGCTGAATTTCTTCCGGTTCCGGATCTGGTCATACAGGCTCGTCAGCTCATCGTCCCAGCGCGATTGATACGCGCCCGGCTTGCTGGCCTTGACCTGCTCCAGATACGCCTGCGCTGCCTGCACGCTGCCCGACGGCGTGTACCCGCTCTCCAGCCCGTTCAGCTTACTTCTCGTGTAGTCCGATACGCCGGACATGGTGTAAGGGCTGTTCCTGGTCTGATAGCTGCCGCCGTAGTTCCTCGTCGTCTGGTTCTTGTTCACCAGCTGCGACTGGTAGCTGCCGTCCGCGTTCACGCCCGTGATGCGGTACGTGCCGCCTCCGGTCACGACCTCGTCGCCGGTCGAAAGCCCAGCCGGGGCCCTGCCGCCCGACTCTACTCGATATACGCTCATAGTCTCACCGCCTTAAAGCTTGAAATGTGTCGCGTACTGCTTCGGCATGTACGCCTGGTTGTAGGCATTGAAATATCCCTGATAGTAGCTGTTGTATTTCGCCGCCTCGTTTGCATACTTCGTCGTCTCCCCGTTGGCGTCGCAGATCTTCATCCCCAGATACCAGCGGTAGATCTCATCATACGGCCACGGGATCAGAAGCTGGGTCTCTAAGTCCACGTCCTCCCCATAGCCCGTGAACGGCTCCGGTTCCTTCTCGTGCTCGTGCGTACAGATGATATCCCGATACACGATTCCGTCCAGCTCCGACAGCCACCGGACCTTATCCGGCGTCTCGTACTGGTTCGACAGTAACCGGTCGACCGTCTCGATCGCTTCCCGAATTTTCATTTTTCCTCCTTACCAAAAGAAGGGGCATTTCTGCCCCTTCCTCTGCTTCATGCCGTCATGGGCATTCACTTGTCAGTTGTCCGCCTGCGCGCGGCGGAAAGCTTCCTCCTCCGCCATCCGCGCGTTCATCAGGACTTCATACACCGGCAGCGGGACCTGCACGTCCTTGCCCTTCGGCACCATGAACGTCCGGCCGTTCACCGCCACGAAGCGGCTCTGCTCCTCGTTCTCCTGCCCGCGGGGCAGGTAGATCGTCTTCATGACGTTCCACACGTCTTCCGGGTTTGCCTGTACAGCCGCCGCGGCGGTCTCTTTCGTTGCCATGCTATGTGCTCCTTTCTCAGTTGGCCTCGTCCGTGCCGGAATATGCGCTGCAGCTCTCCACGCGGACCATGCGGTCCTCGTACAGCAGCTTCGCCGCCATCTCGGCCTTGTAGCCGACGGTCGAGAACTGGTTCAGCGGGCCGCCGATCTCGTCCTTGCCCTTGACGATCATCTCAAGATTGCCGCCCTCCGGGTCGATCATCTTGTATGCGTCCTTGCCGAGGAACAGCGTCGCGTACACGCTGTAGTAGGTCGCAGGAGGCGAGCCGCTGTCGCCGGCCGCGCTCTTGACCGGGCAGGTCGAGTTGTTGAAGATCTTCGCTTCCGTCGTCTCGACGAAGCGCACGCCGTGCAGCTCGCCGATCTCACCCGAGAACAACGGCGTGACGTCTGCATACTTGTGTGCCTCGACCCATGCGTCCGAGGACCGCAGGTCGTATGCGACCGACGGGTGGATGATGGCGACGTACTTTCCGTCGATCTTCGGAGCCTTCATCTTCTTCAGCGTCGTCACGGCCTTGTTGACCTCGTCCGGCGTCAGCTTCGCCGTCAGGTCGAGGCCTGCGCGGCTGGTGACTGCCGTATGCGCGCCGCCCGCTGCGACCTTGTCGCAGTACTGCACGTTCGAGCCTGCCACGACCGCGTCGCGCACGCGCTTATCGATGGACGTGCCGGCGGAAGCGCCGAGTTCTTCGGTCGCACCCAGGATGACGTTGTCCAGCGCATGCAGCTCCAGCTGGTCGGAGACCGTCACGTACAGGCCGATCTGCTTGATCGCGCCGATCGTGCTGGTCTGGCCCATCTTCTGGCCGGTCGGGATGACGCCTTCGGTCAGCTCCTCCGCGTCCTTCAGCGTGTTCCACTTGCGCCACTCGACGGTCTTTCCGTGGTTGCGCGGCAGCGCCTGACGGCCTGCCAGCTGCGCATGCACGAGGTTCGGCCGTGCGTTCTCGAGCAGCTGCGTGTCGTAGAACGTCTTCATGGTCGGCGCGAGCGTGTCGTTGCCGCTGAATGCGGTCGTCTGACCGGTGCCTGCGTTTACGTAGTTGCCGGTCGCGTTGACGAGCGTACCGGCGTCAGCAAAAAACTGAAATCCGACTTTGGATTCAAACATAGCTTCTTATCTCCTTTCTCAGGGGATCACTCGTTCCCCTCTTGCCGCGCGGCGGCGCATGTCCTCCACCTCCGCGCGTGACCAGTGTGTTTTCATCGGGACGTTCTCTCCGCCCGCAGCGCCGGAGCCGATCTCCTGCGGCCTTGCGCCCTGCGCCTGGATGGTCCGCATGACGTTCTCCCGCGCCTGGTTCGCCACCAGCTGCGCCTGCGCCTGTGCGATCTCCTGCTGGTGGATGACCTCATAGGCCGTCTTCGGCGGCACGCCCGCGCCCATGAGCCGCGCAAAATCCGGGTTCTGCATCTCGGTCTCAAAGTCCGCGCCGTACCGCGCCGTTACATCCCGGGCAAAGTCTGCCTGGATCCCGGCAAAGGCTTCTCGCATCTGGTACTCCTGCAGCTGCCGCCGCATGGCCGTATTCTCGGCCCGGCCCGCGTACTCCTTTTTGAGCGCGTCCGTCGTCGTGCCCTTCTCCATGGCCTCCGCGCTATAAAGCCGCTCGTCAGCGGAAAAGCGCTGTGCCAGTGCTGCGAAGTCCGTCTTCCGCGGGTCCGACGTGTCGATCCCATAGAGCGCGCCCAGCTGGTCGATGATCGGCGCCATCGCCTCGGCCTGCCCCTTGTACTGGTTCAGCCCGCGCACGCGCTGCTTTACGACCTTCTGCACCGCAGAATCAAAGTCCTGCTTGTAGCGGCCCCGGATCAGACTGTCAAACGTTTCTTCCTGTGTACCCTGTCCCTGAGCGTCGGGGACGTTGACCGGCTGCTGCTGCACCTGCGCCTGTGCGGCTGCCTCCTGCCCGCTCTGCTGACCGGCGGCGTCAGCTGCGTTCGTCTGAACGCTTACGCCCGTGAATTCGCCTTCCATGCTGTAAATTCCTTTCTGGCGTTTATTCTAAAATCATCGTAGCACAAACTTTTCAGAGTTTCACCCCACGCGGATCAAGTCGGCTGTGCACTTTCTTCCGACTTTTTGCGCGCATTCTCCACGATCTTCGGCTCCTGCGTCTCGCCGGTGTTGATCTCCGGCTTCTCCGCTGCCGCGGCGCTCGCCTGCGGGACTGCCTGTCCGCCCTCCTGCAGGATCTGCTGCGCCAGCCCCTCACCCATGACCGGATCGTACCGGTCTGCCAACGCCAGCGCCAGCTGCTGCCACTCGACCAGCCGCTGCTGCAGGTCCGCGTTCTCCTGGACCTTCTGGATGATTGAGTCCTTCCCGTCAAAGTCCATCATGTCCAGCGTTGCAAGCGTCTGGTCCACCATCTGTGGGTTGAAGAACCCCAGCTGGAAGAACTGCAGCGCCAGCTCGTTCTGCGCCATGGACGTGTACTCGCTTGCCTTCTGCGCCGAGACCTCAATGTCGAAGACCGGTTTCCGCAGCCCGTCCGGCTGTCCGTTTGCGCCGTAGAGCGTCTGTGGCTGCAGCCCCTGATTGCTGTACTGTACGAACTGCTCTGCCCCGCGCTGCCCGATGATCCGGAACTGCCGCGGCAGATCGTAGAACTGCCGGATCCGCTCAATGACCATCCGGATCATCCGCGCGTAGGCCCGGTAAGCCGACTTTGTGGAGTCCTTGCTGCTCCGGCCGGACGCTTCCTGCAGCGCTGCAATGGCCGAGGCCGCCGTCACGCCGGAGCTCGTCGCGCCGTTGTTGACGTCCGTGTTTCCCGTTGTCCACTTGAGTTCCTCGATCTTGTTCTGCAGAATGGCGATATAATTGCTGTTGAGCATGTTGACCGGGATCGGCTGCAGGCTGTCCTGCCCCAGATTCCCGTCCACATGTACAAACGGCTTCGTCCAGTCCGCGAACTCCTGCTCATTGACCGACCCGTCCGACCGTTTGAACCACCTTGGCGTCGTCGCCATGATCGCGTTCTTCACGATCGCCTGGTTCATCCGGTCGATCTGCTCCTGCGTCGACTTGCCGATGTCGATATAGCCGTATCCCGCTATGCTCCCCTCCACCGGGAACAGCGCGTCGACCACAAACGGGTATTCCCCGTCGTCATACAGCCCCGTCTCGGCCATGGGCCGCCCGGCCGGCTGCTGCACAATGCTCCCGTCTGGCAGCGTCAGCGTGTCATATTTCTGTTCCGTATCGTTCTCCGTCGACTGCAAAACCGTATCGCCCACCAGCTTTGCGAAGTGCAGCACCTGCCGGCCGTTCTGATATTTCTTGTAATACCAGTCCACCACCATCGACTTGTTGTCAAAATTGATGACGTCGTCCGTGTTGTACTTCTGCTGGATCTGCGGATTGGAGTTGAGCTTTCCCCGCAGCTCCGGGTACTTCTCGACCAGCAGATCGTTGTCCACCATCTCCGTCAGGAAGATGTTCTTCGACTTCTGCAGATCCCGGACGCCCGGCTCCCAGAAGAAAGACAGAATATCCACCGGCTGCACCGAGATATCCCCGAGGCCGTTCAGCTTCGAAGAATCCCACTTCACGTGCCAGATGAGCGTGCCCTGCTTGAGCTTCGTCCACTGGCTGTCCGAATAGACCTCTTCGAAGTCGTTCTGTTCCAGAATGACCGGCAGCACCGAGGAAAGCTTCGCCGCCTCCTCCCGGTCGTCCGGTTCCCGCGGGCGGATGGCCGGAGCCGGATAGGCCGCGATCGCGTCCGCGTGCTTACCCATGATGACGTTGAAAAGCCACGCCGACGTCCACTTGTCATCCTCCGGGTTTCCCTTCTGGATCCGCTGCCAGCTGCGCATGCGCCACCAGTCCTCCGACGCAATGACCCGCGCCTCCAGCGCGCTCTTGCCCTGCCGGTATTTCTGCAGCGTGTCCATGGCCTTTCTGGCCTGCTCTTCGCCGATGGCCTTTCGCGCCGTCAGCCCGCTCGCCGTGTCATTCTGCATGGTCGTCTGCATCTGCTCTGTCTGCATTGTCCGCTTCCTCCTTCCGCAGGTCTTCCGCCGTGAGTCTTGCCACTTCGTTCTGGATCCCGTCCAGCACAAAGCCCACGATGACCGGCGGCAGCCCCGCCTCGTTGATGGCCTCGATCAGCCGCCCCCGCAGCTGCACCACTGCTTTTGTGATATTCATAGCTCCTCCTATCCGTTATAACTGCTGATTGCCCGGTTGAGCGCTTCCTTGAGCGCAGAATAGCTGTTTGCAAAGTACGTCGCTTCCAGCTTCGTCTCTGCCGATACCGTGCTGACGCTTCCCGCGCCTGTCAGATTCCCGATGGCGTTTGCCGCCTCGTTGTAGATGGCCGCCGTGATCGTCTGCCCGGCGTAGGCCGTCGTGAAGGAAATGCTCCCGTAGCCTCTGGCGACCCGGACCTCGTTGATCTTCGCCGTCAGCCGGTTCCAGCTCGCCGCCGTCAGGTATGTCACGGCCTTCCCCTCCGCGATATACGACGCATCGTCGCTCGTCCACGCGAAGGCCGCGATCTGCGCCTTTGTATCGCCGGATACGGTGTTGGACGTCTTCGAGTCCGTCCCGGCCTTGTTGACGATCCAGAAATAATACGTCGTGCCCGGGTCCAGCCCCGAGACCGTCACCGGTGAGCTGCCGATCGACTGCGAGCCGATGGCCGTATAGCTCGTCTTTCCCCAGTAGAGTGTCCAGCTTCCGTACCCGCCGCCGTTTTTGTCCCACGTGACCGTCGCCGTGTTCTTCGTCAGCGTGACCCCGCTGATGTATGGTGCGACTGCCGTGATCTTCGTCTTGTAGTACACGCGCACGGCCTGCCCGCTCGTAATGGGGATTGTCTCCGTCGCCGCGTGATTTGTCGCATACCCTTCCGACGCGAGCCTGAAATACTGGAATTCATACTCCTGCGAATACGTCTGGTACTGCGTGCCGGACATGGACAGGAAAAACGAATTGCCGATCGTGCCGGAGACGGACCCGTCTGACAGCGTGTGCTGCCCGTCCAGGTAGTTGTAGATCGGAATCGTCGTGGTCTTGCTCTGGTAGTAGACCTTGACGGTCTGCCCTTCCTGGATGGGGATCGGGTAGCTCGCTCCATGCTCCGTGTTATAGTTCTGCGACGAGAGCCGGAAGTACAGGAAATGATACTGCTGCGAGTACGTCTGATACTGCGTGCCCGCGGCCGAAATGTAAAACGTATCTCCGATATCGCCTTTGAAGGACCCGCTCGCCAGCTGCGTCAGGTTATCCAGGAAGTTTAGAATGCTGACCGTCGCCTGCGAGGTCGACTGTGCCAGCGTCCGCACGCTGATGGAGTTTGTCTCGGCGACAAGCGCCCCCGTGCTGCTGTTGTAGATCCGCACGCGGCAGATATACAGCGTGTCCGGTGTCAGACCAGTAATGACCCGGTGGGCCGTTGTCGTGCCCGCGGTCGTGTCTGTCACGGTCGCCATGACCTGTCCCGCAAGGATATATTCATATTTCCGTTTGTACTTCGTCGTTGACGACATACCGGATACCGTCAGCGTGATACTTGTCGGCGTACCCGATGCTCCGGATAGCGTTGCCACTCAGACCACCTGCCTATCCGAAGACCGGCGTAATGCCGCTTACGCCGCCGGAAGCGATAAACCGGATACTCCCGTCCGATTTTATCTGCATGCTGGCCGTCCCCGCCGCGTTCTGCAGATACACATCGCCGCTTGTCGAGCGCACGCGCACCGCCGGGCCGGACAGGTCGACCGCATAGGCCGCCGAGCTGGAGGACGTAAACTGCAGACTGCCCTCCGCGCCGCTGATCTTGCCGTTCGAGAAGTTCGTACCCGCGATCTCAAGACCGTTGCTGATGATGTTGATCTCATCCATGATCTGCTTGAGCTTCTTCTGGATGCTCGTACCGTCGAGCTTCAGATCCGTCGCGTTGATCGTTCCGCCGATCTCAGCCCCCGTGCACGTCAGCTTGCCGTTCGCGTCGACCTTGAATTTGTCCTTGATGGAAAGCCCGCTCGTGCCGAAGTACATGCTAGCGCTGCCCCCAAATTCGTTGGCCGTGCGGTAAATGCTGCTTTCCGAGATCGTCCACGGCCCGAAGGTCGAATCCGCCGCCGCCGTGATCGTCCCGGACAGCACCGCATTGTACGCCTCCAGCGTCCCGGACGGGAAGTGCAGCTTCTTGTCGCTTAAATACGCGACCTCCTGCCCGTCCTGCCAGAAGCTCACCCGGTCCGGTGTCACCGTCACCAGCTCGTTCTTCGTCCGGTCGATGACGTTCTCGCCGCCGTCCGTCACCGTCGTCTCGATGTTCCCCACGCCCACGCCGTAGACCGGCACAGCGTCCTTGTAGTAGAGCAGCCCCGTCTTGATGTACTGCTGCGAGTTCACCGAGAACTGATTGTTGACGCCCGCCGTGTAGTCATACAGCTGTTTGATTCCGACGGAATTGCCCTCGATCGTCAGCTGCGTCTTCTCGAGATACTTGCCGAAGTCCGAGATGGCCACATAGCTGCCGGACAGCTTCGTCGACCACGTCTCCGAGTTCGCTGCGGCGAAGTCCGCCGTCTTGATGATGAGCGCTTTCAGCGCTCCATAGCCGGAGAGCGTCGTTTTTTTCTCCGCCTCGGAGAGGCTGTCCGCGTCGATGGCCTGTGAGATCTCCGTCAGCGTCGCCTTCGCCGACCAGTCGGCGAGGTTCAGCTGCTCAGTCACGCTGCACAGATACCTGCGCATGCTCTCCAGCTGCTCCTGCGTCGTCTTCCCCGCGATGGACGGGTATGCAAGTGTCAGACTACCCATGTTGCACCTCCCGTCTTACGCATCGCTTCCTGCCTCCAGGACCCGCGCCAGACTGAACAGCTTCATCTCGCCCTTCCCCGTCAGCCGGAATTTCAGGTGGTCGCACCGCGCCGGGCGGATCGGCAGCAGGAACGTCCGCAGCCCCCGCCCCTCGATATGCCCGCAGTGCCGCCAGATGCCGTCGGAATCGTACTGCACCCAGAAATCGACGCTCGACCCCTTCGGCAGCTGCATCCGCAGGTTGATCCGGGACACATACTTTTTCCCGACCAGCCCATACGTCATGATCCCCGTCTCCGCCATCCACTGCACACTGTCTTCCAGCGTCCCGACCGAGCCATAGACAGTCCTGAGCGTTCCATTCTCGAGAAAATACAGCTCATCGTCCACCCGCGCGAAGTCCTCTGCGTGGGTGCTGTCCTCCTTGTGCCACAAGCCTTTTTTCGTGTCGTAGACGAACAGCGACCAGTTATGGCCTTCATCCTCCATGCTGATGAAGTACTTCCCTCTGGCGCCGCCCGCCACGGCGTTGTAATACAGCTTCGTCCCGAAGCAGCTTCCGATTTCGCTCGGCAGACTCCCGTCGTACACGCAAACGCCCATGCGCGACTTGTAATACAGCCGGTCATCCACCACGACCAGGCTCTTGCTCGACCCATTCTGCACGCCCGCGCATTTCTGCACGACCACCTGATGCGCCCCCGTCGCCGACGGATACACCC